ATAGATGTTTGATTCAGTAAGTTAATTACTTTAGACCCTTCTAAATCATGTACAGGTTTCTGTACATTAAAGAATCCTGTCTCACTACTATCTTTACCTGCAGCTACAACTGCATATCCCATATCTGTTAAAGATGTAATTAGTTTTACCCAATTATCTTGTGACCAAGTTCTGTTAGGCCAGCTATTAACAGGATGTATAACTATATACTTATTATAAATAAGATTTTTCTTAGGTTCTGTAGGTCTATAATAACATCCTAGTTCATCTTGTTTAAGCATAAATCCTAGGTGAATAGCATGGAACTGTCTGATATCCATCATGTTATGCTTCATTTCTACACCACGTTCATCTTTCTTACCTACGAGATAAAAAGAATTGTGAACGATATAGTGGGCATGAACATATCCCATATCAATGGAAGATGCTTTGTAACTTTTTTCAACATAGGGGTTTTTCTTAAACAACTCAGGCATTTGAGAGATGATTGTAATCTTTTGACCATAGCTATCGTGTAGCTTTTTAATGGTGGGGGTGGCACATATAAGGTCACCTAATCCATTACATTCTTCTAAGTTCAAACAAACTGGTTTCATTATTGTTTATTTTCAACAAAGTTAGTATATTTGTTGCAAATATTCAACAAATTTTATGCAAATAGAGGTAAGTATTAGAGAGGTGATATTCAAATGGACCATTCTTTCTATTAAAGATTTAAACATCTTAGACAAGGATAAACTAGTTAATGTCTTCAAAGAGAAAAACTATTTAAACAATGTTATTCCTACAGAGATTTTACAGGATCCGTTGGTAGATGAGCTACTTGATATAAACAAGATGCTTTGGAGCGTAGAGGATAGGCTTAGAAACTGTGAAAGAGACAAGTTGTTTGATGAGCACTTTGTTCAATTAGCTAGATCTGTTTACATTTTGAATGATAAAAGAGCTAGTTTTAAGAAAGAACTTAATGTTAAATATGGCTCAGATTTTGTAGAAGAAAAATCATACAGACCTTACTAAAATTTATTTGGTTATTTCAATTTTATTACATATCTTTGAGGCCCAAGAGAATAGCCTTCTGCTTCTCTTTGTCTATCCTACAAAATAGACTAGCAAAATCTTATTTAATTTAAAACTACATAGCGTATATATTCAATAATGTCATTGAGTTATATATGCTATTTTTATTTAATGTATAATGGCAAATTCTACATCTTTTCAAAAATTGAAAGACTGGGCTTTTCCAGTGTTAATTACTGGGTTAGCTACAATGATTTATCATGACATCACTGAACTAAGGGCAGATATTAAGCTTCTGATTATACAGGGCACTGCTGACCATATTAGAATAGACAATCTAGAAAGACAGATTTATAAGAATACATCGTACAAATATCCATCTATGCCTCCAACAGAAGCACCTGCTTTTATATTAAGAGAAGCGGTTCTTCCTAAAGAAGAAGAAACATAAACTAAAAAATAATAATATGAGTTTTAAAGAGTTTATAACAAGTACACTTACAGATGAACGTGGTTCTATAAGCCACAAAAGGATTATTGCAAGCTTAGGGGCTCTAACCTTATTTGTTGCATTTTTGGCTCACGTCCCTATAAACATTGAACTAGCTAAATTAATAGCTGGTATTGTTGCTGTAGGTATGGGATTCACTACATGGGACAAGTTTTCAAATAAACCAAACAATAATGAATAAAATATTAGTAGGTGTAATAGTGTTTTTGATATTACATTCAGTATTTAGTAAGAGTGAGGGATGTAATCCTAAAGCTAGAAAGTCTGACACAACCGTTCTTATTGATACTCAGTTTTCTGTACATGATACTATCATCTATAAGAAAATGAAGGGTAGGACATTACATGACACAATTCCCACTGCTCCTGAGTATATAGCTGACACAAACTATCCTAAGCTTTTGGCTCAGTACAACAGCCTATTAAAGAAATACACTGCTCTTGTAGAAGTTAAAGACACCATTAATATAGACACCATTGGGTATATATCTATAACAGACACAGTGAACCAAAACAGCATCAAAGGACGTTCTGTAAGAACTAATTATAAAATACCCACAATTACAAACACCATCACAATACAAAAACCTGATAAGCCTAAAGCTCATTTATACTATGGTGGTGGGGTGGATGTAACACAAATGTTTGCACCAATAGGAGCTCATGGTGGATTAATCCTTAAAACAAAGAAAGACCAACTAATTGGTTTAAGTGTAGGTACAGGAGCTAATGGTGAAATTAATTATAGATTTACCAGTTATTGGAAAATTAAATTAAAATAAAAAACTAATGGAAGTAAGTAAACTAAAAGGAAATATTCCTGATAGTGTTTTAACTGAAATTCATAGCGTAGGGGAAAAATTTAATATAAATACTCCCTTAAGGCTTGCCCATTTCTTAGCTCAAACAGGTCATGAGTCTGGTAATTTCACTATTACAAAAGAAAATCTAAGCTATAGTGCTGATAGATTGCAAGTGATATTTAAGAAATATTTCACTGCAGAAAGTGCTATTGAGTATGCACGTAAACCTGAAAAAATAGCAAATATAGTGTATGCAAACAGAATGGGGAACGGTAACCAAGCTTCTGGTGAAGGTTATAAATTTCGTGGAAGGGGTTTTATCCAACTAACAGGAAAGGAAAATTATGCAAGTTTTGATAAAACTGTAGAGGATGACATCCTAGCTAATCCTGATCTTATATCTACCAAATATCCTTTATTGTCTGCAGCTTGGTTCTGGAATAAGAATAGTTTAAATACCATTGCTGATGGTGGAGCTACAGATGAGGTGATAACTAAGATTACCAAACGTATTAATGGTGGAGTTATAGGTCTATCTGATAGAATTCTTCACTTTAAAGAATACCATGCCTTACTTGTATAGACATATTAGACTTGATAAGAATCAACCTTTTTATATAGGAATAGGTTCAGACAACTCTTATAAAAGAGCAAATGAAAAATCTAGAAGAAGTATTCACTGGAAAAATATAGTTAAAAAAGGTGAATATGAAGTAGAAATACTACTAGATAATCTTACTTGGGATGAGGCTTGTGAGAAAGAAAAAGAGTTTATAGCTCTTTATGGTAGAGTAAATTTGAATAAAGGCACCCTTTGTAATATGACTGATGGAGGAGAAGGATTAATTAATCCTTCTAAAGAAACAAGAGATAAGAAACGTAACTCTATGATTGGCAAGAACTTAGGTAGTTCTAATGGGATGACAAAATTAGAAAATAGAACTAAAGTAAGTAATTCAAGAAAAGGAAAGTTTACAGGTAAAGATAGTTTTGTAAGTAGATCTGTAAACTGTTACGATTCATTTGGTACATTAATAGCTACTTATGATTCTATAATAGAAGCAGAAAGAAAAACAGGAGTCAAGAACCCAAATATAACTAAGGTCTGCAAAGGACTTAGAAAAACAGCAGGAACTTTTATTTGGAAATATAATAACCTTTTAAATGGCAGTATATAATGGCAAAAGTAAAATCAGACACTAGAAAGCTAACTTTTGGCAAACGTAAGATGGGAAAAGCTCAAAAGTCTAAGGGTCCTAAAGACAAACCTACTAAAGCTTATAACAGACAAGGACGATAATCAAATTGATTAGAGCTTCTCTAATTAGTTCAATTATACCAATTTCATCAACCTCATTGATTATAGTAAAAAACCACATATCTTTGGGAATTAATTTTTAAATCATGGCTATACCAAGCAGACAGATAGGATGGGGCACAGAAGAAAATCTCTTGTGGCAGATATCTAAGCAATTAGAACATCTTACTGGTGTAACAAGTAATGTACCAGCTCCACTATCTCTTTATTCAGGAACATTTTTTGATGCCACCACTCAAAACAATGGTGGAGCAACTACAGCCAATCAAGTTTTAATTAGTTCAACACAAGCTGCTAATGGATTTACATTGGCTAGCAATAAAGTGACTATTCTTAATACTGGAACTTATTATATAGATCTTGCTCTTCAACTTACATTCACTGGAGGAGCATCAAGTTATAACGTAACTGTTTGGTATACAATAAATGATGTAATTGTACCTAATTCTGCTTTTACATTTACTACCACTGGAGCACAAAATGACCAAACTCTAGCACATTTATCAGATACAATAGCAATCACTGCTGGACAATTTATTAAATTTTATTGGTGGTCACCAGCTACTGGGATGAAACTTTTAGCAACTGCTGCAGGAAGTTCTCCAACTAGACCTTTATCTCCATCTGTTAATTTTTCCATATTTAATATAGGATAATCATGTCAATACCTTCTCAACAAATAGGCTGGAGTCAAAAGTCTAAACTACTTTGGAACATATCTAAACAATTAGAAAGACTTACAGCAGTGATGAGTAAGAATGTTCCTACAACCACTACAACAACTACCACTGCCACTCCTTAATAAGAGAAACAAACCAATAAACTACATATATGAGGGATTTGAAATTTATCTGTGAGGAATGGAGAAATGTTCCTGACTTTGAAGGATATCAGGTAAGTAGTCTTGGTAGAGTCAGAGGAATAGATAGACTTTGTGGAAATAGACCTGGAGTTACAAAAGGTAAAATATTAAAGCCTTTTAGAAACAAACGAGGTTACTTAGAAGTAAATTTGTATAATAACTCTAAATCTACTGCTAAAATAATACATAGATTAGTAGCCAAAGCTTTTATATCAAATGACTTTAATAAGCCACAAGTAAATCATATTGATGGTAATAAACTAAATAATGAGGTGAGTAATCTTGAATGGATGAGCAATTCTGAGAATCAATTACATGCTTATTCTTTAGGACTACAGCCTAGCAGAGCAGGTGAAAATAATGTAAAAGCAAAAATTACAGACAAAAGTGTCACTGAATTAAAAGTGCTATATAATTCAGGAAAGACTATTGTAGATATATCTAATATAATGAATATTAATGTTTCTATAATAAGAAACATTATTTATGGACGTACGTGGAAGACCAATACTATAGAAATCATTAAAAGAGATGATAGAAAAAAAGTAGCATAAACCAACTAAATATGAGTAAAGAATTAAAATTTGTAGTTGCCCAGCCAGATGATACCTACTACACTTGGCAGGTACACATGTGGCTAGAAAGTTTAAAACAGATAGGACATTCAGACAAAGCTATTGTTCTAGTATTCACTCCAAACTACAGAGAGAAGAGTGACAAATGGCAGAAGATAGTTGATCTGTACCCAGAAGCTAAGTTTGCATTCTACAAAGATGTAGATAATGTAAGCAGGCTATTAGGAACTTATATTCCTATTCTGCGTCCATATTGTTTGATGAAATACTTCTACGAGCACCCAGAGATGAAGGATGATGCTGTAATGTATTGTGATTCAGACATAGTGTTTACAGAGAGATTTAATATTGATCAGTATATAAATGATGACATTAACTACCTATCAGATACAAATAGCTATATTAATGCCTCATATTTTGATAGTAAAATTAAAGATGTACGTCCTGATAAACTAGAGATGTACAAAACTATAGATGTGCTTCAAGACCTAGCTACCAAGATTGGTATTAGCAGGGAAATAGCTGAAGCTAACAATGACCACTCAGGAGGAGCTCAATATCTTCTAAAGAACATAGATGGAGCTTTTTGGGAGAAGGTGTTAGGAGATTGCATAGTAATACGCACCTCCTTACAAACTATCAATAGACAGTATTTTGAGAGTGAGGATAAAGGATTTCAAAGCTGGTGTGCAGATATGTGGGGGGTGTTATGGAATCTTTGGTATAGAGAAGCTGTTACAAAGAATGTTCCTGAACTAGAATTCTCTTGGGCATCTGACCCAATAGAGAAGGTGGGGAAAACAGGAATCTTTCATAACTCTGGTGTAACATCAGATGTAATGTTCGATGCTCCTTTTTTTTACAAGGGGAAGTATCATCAAGGAACAGATCCTTTTAAAGATGCACACTTGTTAGTGGTGGCAGATAGTGATGCTAGTAAAAAGTTTGGTACCCACTACTATGTAACAAGAATGATTGAATTGAAACAAAAATATAACCTTAACTATTAACCATAAAAAATTTAAAAAATGGGAAGCATTAATAAAAGAGATTTAAAGGCCTACGTTAGATATGATGGTTCAGGTCGAGTAGTTGCAGGAAGTCTAATCCTTAGAAGAAACAAACCAAAGGTAGGCAACTGGCAAGAAGTACAGGGCTATGAGTGTAATAGCGGTGGTACATCTTATAGAGTTATAGCAACTGCTTCAGGT